AGGAAAGAATGAATATACACCAACTGATGTTCACTGGTCTGAAGTACCAGGTCGAAATGCGAAGTGGAAGAAACAAACAATTTCAAATACATCAGAACAACAATTTAAGATTGAGTTTGAGTGTGAGTTCTTAGGATCTATTGATACATTAATTGCACCAAGTAAACTCAAATCTTTAGTATATGATAATCCAATACAACAAAATGCAGGTCTTGATGTTTATTTTCCACCAGAAAAAGATCACGATTATTTGATGACAGTTGACGTTGCACGAGGAGTTGGTGAAGATTACTCTGCATTTGTTTTAACTGATATTACTGAGTTTCCTCATAAAGTAGTAGCAAAATACCGAAACAACGAAATCAAACCAATGTTGTTTCCAAATATCATATATGAAGTAGCAATGAATTACAATAAGTCATTTATACTTTGTGAAGTAAATGATATTGGAGATCAAATTGCTGCGATACTAAACTTTGATATGGAATATGAGAATCTTTTAATGTGTTCAATGAGAGGTCGTGCTGGTCAAATTGTAGGACAGGGATTTAGTGGTAAGAAGACTCAACTTGGAGTGAAGATGTCAAAGACAGTTAAGAAGGTCGGTGCATTAAATCTCAAAACTATGATTGAAGAAGATAAGTTGATATTCAAAGACTATAATATTATATCTGAACTTACTACATTTATATCAAAGAGTAACTCATTTGAGGCAGAAGAGGGATGTAATGATGATTTAGCGATGTGTCTTGTCATATACGCTTGGTTAGTTGCACAGGATTATTTTAAAGAACTTACTGATCAAGATGTAAGAAAGAGATTATACGAGGAACAAAAAAATCAAATTGAACAAGACATGGCACCTTTTGGTTTTATATCTGATGGACTGGATGATACTTCATTTGTTGACAGTGATGGGGATTTGTGGCATACTGATGAGTATGGAGATCGTTCTTACATGTGGGAGTATCGGTGATTTTATTGTTACAACGTAAAGATAAAGCAAACATTAAACTTGTAAATAATTTGGTTAAGGGGTATAATTAGGAGTGGACTGGGATATTGAAGTAAAATTGCATCAAATGGA